CCAACGAGCAGATTGCGTCGCTCAGCAAGAGTGCGGCCCACCTTCAGAGATATCTTGCGTGCCGACTGCAGGATCTCGGAAGAGTATTGTTGTAGTGCAGAGCTTGTTTGCAGTGGCATACCGTCTACCTTATTCGTCAGTTCTGTGTAGTTTGACTGCATCTTCTTCGCATCTGCCTTTAGTCCACCGAAATACTTGGTGTAGTCTAAGTGCCACGTCAGACGCACGACGAACGTCTTGCCACCCACCACCACCGACACATCGACATAGCCATCGGTGTAGTACATAGTATTGCTACCGGTGCTGTATGTGCGTATGGAGTTGATACGAACCGATGTGCCCGACACACTTGCCGTGCAGTTAACAGGCGTTTTGATAGTAATAGAACTTGCGCTCACGACGGCACCACCCTTACGGCACACTACTGTAGCATAACCATAGGTGTTGATGCCGCCCGATGTTGTGCCGGATGGTACTCCGTCATCAGAAGTAGAGATAGTGATAGGTGCACCTTGTAGTTCAACAGTGTAAGCATCAGTGCCAGCAGTTCCCTTATCACCTTTGTCACCCTTATCACCTTTATCGCCCTTGTCGCCATCTTTCACAGCCACAATGGTTATCCAGCCACGTGCAAGTATTGTTGCCATATCTTTTTGTTTTTAGAAAATAGGGTGAGGTGCCCTATTTAGACACCTCACAAGTAAATGTACCTCTCACTGCCACATCAGCGTTCGCCACCGTGACATACGGCTTTGTAGAAGCATTCACTGGACTTGATGTGCCGCTCCAGTTTGTTGCTACGCCGTTCGAGTTGTACTTAGTCCACTTATACTGATATTTGCAGGCGTGAGTGCTGTCAGCCTTAACAGCTGTGCCGTCTTCGACCACCTGACCATCTTTCCATAGACGTGCGAACAGCTCTGTAGACTGAGCACCATTGACAATTTTGTCGCCAGTGAGTGAGTAAACCTCTACGACATAAGGGTCGCTGGCATCGAAGAATGTGACAATGGCGTTAGCAGTATCAGCACCATCCTTCACCGTGCAACGGAATGTCTGGAAGTTCAGCACATCGTCGGCATTCACATTCAGCGTGCTCACACCACCCGATGTGGTGACGTTGCCAGCAACTACTGCACTCCAGGTGCCAGCACTAATATTGAGCACCTCCCACGTCATGCTTGTCATTGTAGTGTCTTGCACATTGCCGCGGAAGAATTTAGCCACAGCACGCAATGGCTTGGAACTATTTGTAGAGTCGAAGGTGTTGCCGTCAGGAGTCTCTATCTGCACCGTCTGTAAAGCACCACCCGACTTTGCCAAGCTGATAGTCAGATAACCTCTGCACTCTGTGGTAGCTTTAGTCTCGGGGTCGGTATATGTACATGCCCACTCGATATTCTTCACGCTGCCATTCTTCGCAATGTTGCTGACGATGTTGAGCTGATACGACTTGCCGCTCACTGGTGTTGCTGCCGCGCCATCTACAGTCCACTTCCAATTGGTACAAGCTGCTGTCGGAGCTTGGTCGGTCGAGCTACCCGTCACATACACACGAGCTGTGATGACGTTAGGTGCACTCGTCGAGTAGTTTGGAGTGTACACACCAGTATCGGGCGTGAAGATCTGAGTCTGACCCTGCGAAGCTTGCGTGAAACACTGAACAGCTTTGCCGTCGTTAAGGTCAACGATTGTGATTTGACCATTCGCTAATACCTTTGCCATAATTTCTTGTTTGTTTAAATTAATAATATCTATAAATCGTTAAAAATGAAATCTAAATTAAAACCTCACACTCGAACTGCGCCTGCCTTACGACATCGTCACTACTTACAACGCAGACTCTACCGATGCCCTCATGCAGGGTGTTCCATTTGACATCATCTGCCGTATCTGCCGATTGTCTTCGCCACGACCACGCGCTATCGCTTATGGTGTCGCTTATGTCCTCGCCGTTGCGTAACAGCTTAGCTTCGAGAGTCAACTGCCCTGTGCCGTTAATCATCACCGTGCCCGAACTACTCGTTATCACTATTTGATACGCCAAGCCATCCTCGCCAGGATCGCCCTTCTCGCCTTTTTCACCTTCGATTTGCTTCAGCCAGTCCGCCGAGCCGTTCACCGGCTCAGCTGCAGTACCGCTCTCGTTAGTGCAGAGCCACACAGCGTTGTTGTGGTTCACCTGGTCGTAATAGTCGTAAGTAGTGCCACGCCGCCATTCGCCGCGGTAGTTCACCATGTGTATAGTCTGGCCAGATGACGATATCCACTCGAACGACGTAGATGTTATGCGCGAGCCATTCGGCGACAGACAGAACACCTCTCTGCCATCATGCGTGTAGCTATTGACACCCTTGTAAGCAACGATGCGTGGCGTGTCAGGTCCAGTAGTCTCTAACATAAGCACCCCTTGACGATCCATCTTTGCAGGGTCTTGGCAGCCGTCAAGCACAATGGTATCTCCTGCGGTTGGCTCATCGCTACCCTCCGCGCAGTTACCTTTGGCGAGCACTATCCAATTAAACAACTTGCCATCATAGAGCACATCACCCATACCATTAGTCACCACTTCAGCCTCGGTGCTCACCTCTGTTACAATGCGCCAGTAGAAGTGGTTCTGTTTGCCCTCGTACACACCAGGCTTAATGTCGAAAGTCTGGCAGCGTGCTTGGTCGCCAATCTTCCAATAGTTCTGAGTAGCCGTTGTGCCGTCGTCTGCGAGCAAGAAACACTTCCACCCAGTGAGGTTGCGTTGAAGGTCATAGATTTCTTGCACAGCCACAATCTTGCTACCAGCACCACTGAGGTAGATATTGCCACCAACGTATGAGAGCTTGCGCACCTCCAGCTCGTTGAAAATGGCTTTACCCCACACCATAAGGTCGGTGATGTCAAGGCGATACTTGCCGTCGCCACGGTCTACCAAACCGAAGCCCGACTGCGATTCGGTGCTGTAAAGCATTGATGTGAGCTTGCTCAGTACTGCTGAGCCATCTTGAGCCATGCCGTGTGTACCAGAACCTACAGATAGTCCGCGCAAGAAGCGTATATGCCCCTCTGCCTTGTCGTCAATGTCGCGGCGCAGAAAACGACTTAGGTCCAGCTTCTGCTCAACGACCTGCAACAGCCCCAGCAGCGCATTGCCGATGCGTTGTGCGGTGTTAGCATGAGTAGCACGCTCATCGCGTATCTGCTCCAAGTCTTTGCGTAGGCTATCGTTATTTGTTGACATATTACTCTGATGTTATTTTTATGATACAAAGATAAGACGATGGAGGTGAGAATAAAAAAACGAGAAAAGCACTACAGCTGCGCTACCGCGCGGTCGATGGTGCTTGAACCACCAGTGAAGAGCTGACGTAGGAATGATGACACGAGACCATTGTATGTAGTGCCGTAGTAAGCAGCCTCGAACTCGTTGAGACGGTGTAGCGAGTACATATACTTCTTTGAGAACCAGTCGCGTTTCTGCCGGTGGTGTGGGTTCGACTTCCAGTCCTTCAGGAATGTCAGGTCGCCACCGTTGTTATGCCGGTAGCCGTTACCGACACCACGCGCCACGTAAATGCCATACTCCAAAAAACGATGCTCTATCGATGTCACCGGGCCAGGATGTATGACACCCTGCACGGAGCGCGACAAAGCACCGGTATCGTAAACTGGTGGCGCGAACTGCATCATACGCTCGCGCCACATCTTAACCATAAACTCGCTCCAACCCTCAAGCCACTTCTGGTGCTCGGCATCGGTCATGTTCGGTTTAAGTCCAGTCTGACTGCTCATAACTAATATCTATAGGTTGTTCGTTCTGCACCATGAAGTAGAGTCCCGTCACACCATTCATGGCGTAGCGACCGAGCTCAGTAGAGTAGATGTTGTTCAGCTGCAGGTATGTCAGACGCTCGTCGCCGAGTCCGTCGCGATCGTGCAGCAGTCGGGAATGAAACTGTCGGAACAACTGGCGGCAGAGGTTCAACTTCTGCTCGCGCTCCACCATGTCGTCGTAGCGGTAGTGGGCTACGATGAAGACGGTGTAGACATCGCGTCGGAAATATCCCACGCCGTTGCTGAAGGTCTGCTGCGATGTAGTGTCGTCGATCATGATGAAGTTCTTGTACTTGCGGAACGAGTCCATAACACCTTGTATCGAGTCGGGACCAGAGCAAAGACATGGGTGGAAGTCATGCTCGGTGGCGAGGCGGTTGCTCTTCGCGAGTTGAGAGAAGTAGTCGAGAGCCGGAAATAAGTCTTTCATATATCACGTGTATTAACTTGTTAGCTTAGGATATTTGCGTTTGAACTCCTCAGCCTCACGCGCTTTGGCTTCGAGTTCAGTAAGAGCTCGCCAGCAGTCTGTCTGCTTTACAAGTGTCTCCTTTGTAACGTCGCCGTCGGTGAGAGCACGCAGCTGCACATTGAACGACTGCAGCATCGACAGCTCGGATATGTCGTCGTCGCTCTCCGTTCTGCGGAAGAAGTGTGGGAAAGCGTGCGACATGACGACCTTCACGTGCGCAAACCATGCGAGCGTGGCAAGGCGCTCCGCAGGTGTCAGTGTCAGTTCTGCTGGTCGCGAGAAGTCGGGATTGCGATAGAGGAAAGAGGCGAGCACATCGATAGCGTCATCATTGCCCGTAGAGTGAAAGCGTTGGTAGTACTTCTCCATGCAGAGGTACTCCTCGAAGGTTATGATGCGATGGTGCTCGGTGTCCTCCTGCAGCAATGGATGGACAGCTTCGAGCCCCTGGACAACATCCAACCTATTATCCATTTGCTCTATGCTGTCCACCCAAGCGAGCTGCTCCAGGAACGAGCGTATCTGCCATAGCTGCAGATAGAACACTCGTTTGCGCTTCTTGCCCTCGGGCTGATAGACACACTGCCATCCGAAGCGGTTCTTCTTGATGACGTTGATACCAGTGAAGCGCACGAACATATATGTCTTCACCATCACCTTGTCGGCGAAGGTGGAAAGCAGAAAGAAGGTGTAGCGCAGCTGCTCTTGTGTCAGCTCGCTCCACGACTTGGGGCATGTGAGTTCTATTTTTTTATCCATTGAAGAGAAATGCAGAAGATTCTTTTTTGTTGCTGAACGTCAGCATGTGTGCAGAGCTGTACGCCGTAGTAGTGGGGTAAATGCAGAATGTCTCCGGATTGCCCTCAACGAGGCGCTCCATGCGTCGGAAGAGAGCGGAGTGCAGTGCTCCGTCACCGTCGGCAGCCCAGAGGTCGACGAAGTCGCGCGCCAGCTGAACGAACCCTCCGTACTCTGCCATGTCCTTTTTGTCTTTGCATCGATAAGCCTTCAGCACATCGTCTATCTGCTCGTCGGAGAAGCGCACGCGCAGCTGCTCCTCTGCCTCGCTGATAGCACGTTGCATAGCCTCCCAGTCCTTGTACGACCGGCTTTGGATGCCTTGTGCAAAGAAGAAGTAGTGCTCCGTGTATATGTGGCGCACGAAGTTCTGCGCCTGCTCTGTCACGCCCCACTCCTCAGAGCGCAGCTGCTGTACCACCATAGCACGCGCACGGCACAGCGCAGTGCGCAGCTGACCCTCAAGAGCATCAACACGCTGCTTCGAAGCCGGCGATATAGTGTCGTTCGACACTATGCCGAAGCCTGTAGAAGTGAGCACGAGGTCGAGCTGTCTGAACACCGAGAGGAACGCATCTACGCACACCAACATCTTAAAGTAGTACTTTAACGGTTCGCTCTCGTCGGTTGACTCAACTCGCTGAGCACCAGCCTCGCCGAGCAGCATGTCGTAGTAATTGTTGAGTGCTGCTTCTATGGCAGGGTACACTGCCTCGAATACCTCGTCGTGTGCTGATGCGCCCACTGGCAGTGAGCGTTCAAAATCTTCTTTTAATATTGCTATCATACTATGCCTTATGAGCCTCGTTAAGCTTTGTGTAAGCTACGAGGCGAATGTTAATAATTACTCTATAGTCTCATTGCTAGCGCTCACCTTCTTTGCATCTCGCTTCTTGTCGAGCGTTGTGAGCATGATCATCGGCACATCAACAGTGGCTTTTTCATGCCACTTGTTGTAGTGGAGTATCACGTGATACGGCTTGCACATCACGTCGTGGCAAGGCTTCTCGATAGCCTGCTTCAGCGTAAAGAGTTCGCGCTTGTCGGAGCCCGAGTTGTTCATCTGGCTCTTGCCGGGCGTAGCACCCACCAGGTTCGGGTGAATGCCGAAGGCGAAGCACAGAGCGTTAGAAGCCTCAGACATGTCGTCGCTCCAGTTGCCACCCTCCTTCTTCGAGGCATCGTTGAGCGGTACGATGCGCACCATGCGGTTCTCCTTGCCGTTGGGGTCTACGTAGTAGCCGCTGATCATCGCCTTGCCGGCGTTCTCGATGCCCGTCACGAAGTCGATGATGTTCTGCTTCTCCTGCTCCTTGCGCTCTCGGCGCTTCTGCTCGTCAGAGATCATCTCGTTGTCGCACACGTTATCCCAGTAGTCGTCGTGCACCTCAATCTGCACCCTTGGAGCCGACGTGTTCTTTATCATGTAGCGTTTGCCGATGCCTATCAGACGATAGATGTCGAACCACGTGTCGCGGAATATCGACGAGTAGTAAGGCACGGGGTATGTCTGCGTGCCCGGCGTTGCCATACGGCTCACGATGGCGAATTTGCGGTCTTTTGTAGGCTTGCGTCGCAGACCCGTCTGCGGGTCGGGTTCAGCACCCATGCGCACCAGGAGGTCTCCTAATGGGTCCCAGTAGTCGAGTAAAGGGATTGCCTCTATCTTCGACTCGTCGAGGAAGCCCAAGCGCCAGTCGCCATAGAACACGTACTCCGGCTTGCCACTATGGGTGCTCGATGCAGCTTCGAAGCGACAGTAGGAGGCATCCTTGTTGCGCACCGTCACGATACGCTCGCCGTCGCGCGAGAGGATGACCACCGTCACCGAGAACGAGTAGAACTTCATATCCGTAGCCTGCTCAAGGAATACCTCCTGGAGTGAGTTGCGTAGGCAAAACTGCAGTATGTCAGGATCGGAGACATCTTGCTTTGTCTTGCGATCGACGAAGCGCACGCCCTGACCATAGCATGACACGATATTGAACTGCTGGCACTGCGCCGTAATCATGTTGGACATTATCTCGCGGCGCAGACGGTAAGGCAGCTGGTCGTCGTAGCCCCACTGCACGTACTTATACTGCTTGCCGCCGACGGTGATTGGACGCACGAGATTACTGCCAGGCAATCGGTCATCGTCGAAGATGGTGTTCGAGTCGGAGCCATACTCGGAAGTCACGGAGTTGCTCTGCCCCGCCGAGCCTATGCCCGACGGAGCTATGCGATATCGGCGGAAGCCTTCGGCATCAGGCTGCGCCGATGTTGGCAGAAGAGTGTTGCTATTGGTCATAAGTAAACACGTTTGTTATTGATTTGTATAATAAAAATCTGTGGCAATGCACGTATGGCACGGTTGCGAGGGTTGCGCAGGCGCACATAGCCACCTCGCCAGTTGACGTGGTGCACAAGCCAGCCCTTGTAGTGCAGCAACTCGCCGGTGCCACCCGCCCACGCATGGATGTCGACGAGTGAGCGGTGCTGATAAGCCTGATCGAGCAGGCGCAGCATGTCAGCAAAGTGTATAGCGCCCATCATTCAAAGGTATTGTCGAAGGTGTTGTCAAAGATGCGTCCGGAGCGCAGCGTGTCGAACACGTTGTGGTTGCGCTGAGCATACTGGTAGCTGAAGGTGAAGCGTGGCATCGACTCGTCGTTGTTGTTGTACTCCGACTTTGAGTCGGTGACAATGACCTCTTTGCCTACATTGGGGTGTCCGTCCTTGAAGTTCACCACATGTATGCTCTTAGATCGGAAGAGCTCGTCAGCCCAATTCGCCATTGCGAACGTGAGGAAGCCCGTGTCAGCCTTGAAGGTGCGTGTCTCGGCTATCTCGTAGTTGCGGTTAAACTTGCCGATGTAGCCCTGGCTACGCTTATAGGTAGGCGCCACGGTGTGTGTACCCGTGCAGTAGAGCAACTCGTCGCAACCGAACGAGTTCTCGAAAACCAGGATGGGAGCGCAGTCAGGTTCGTCTAAATCGATAGAGAACCGGAACTTGCGCTGCCCAGCCTGGACCCAAAAACCTAATAAACAACTATCAGTATCGCTAACGAACTTGCTCGGAGTAACATCAATCGTAGTATAGCGACTATTGCCACCAACGGGTGAGAGCGAGAACTCCTTTGTAGTGCCATCGTCGTACTCGGTAATGACGGAAGCCTTGTCGGTGCCGATGTAGTGTAGGTATTCTAAGCGGTTTAGTGCGGTCTGCTTCTCGCCATCTAACATCGTGAGAAAATGCGTGTTGATGAAGTCGGTAGCAGGAGTGTTGATATCTGCCTCGCAGTATATGATCTTCGACGAGATGGTGGCAGTACCGCCATCACCCTCCCAAGCGTAGTCATCTTCTTCAATCTTGATGGTGAGGTTGATGCTCAAGTTCTGACGAGCATACGGAGTGAGCAGGCGGTCGAGCTCTGCGAGTGTTATCTTGCCGTCGATTGGGAAGAAACGTTCTGAGAATATCTCATTGCCGTCGATGGTAATGGTGACGGTGGTGCCTATTCGGCTGGCGTCGTCGATGTCATCACTGGAGGGAGTGAACGAATATATCACGTCGGGGATGCACGAAGAGAAACATGTTGCGGGTAGCGACTGAAGAAGAGTGATCATAAATGCTTGTTATTGGTTTGCAACGGCAAAGATATAACAAGCTCGCGACACGTAAGAATACAAAAACGGCGCACCCTATTCACATAGAATGCGCCGCAAGCGAAAAATGTAAAAAAATGTATTTATCTTATGGCTCTATTTTATAGCATGTAGTGCATATCGCGCCAGAGCTCCCACCGTAGCGTACCGTCCTCAGCGGTCTTCAGTTCGTAGCCTTCGCCCTGCAGGTATAGCACTATATCCATTGGGTGTATTGGCATGATGCTGTGCAGCTCGTCGGCTATCTCCTCCGTTGTCTTATACTCCGCCGTGTACTCCTCGCCAAGCTGAGATTTGCCAGGCTCCGGTGATCGCGAAGCAAGGTAAGCATCCATAACGGTAATGATAGCTTCAGCGCGGCGCACTTCGTTCTCGTCTCTATCTGTTCTGTTTGTTGTCTCCATAACATTCTCCTTTCTGCTTATTGTGCTTTTAAAACTTCGTTTAGCTGTCGGCGCAGTTCGTTAAGGTTGCGCATAAGGTCGGCGGTATCGACAAGCTTTACCGTGTCGCTAATCTCCGCCGTCTCCTCGAGCAGGCGGTCGATGGTGTCGCGGAGCAGATCTATCTTGTTCGCTAAGTTCTCCTTGTCGAGCAATACTCGTACGGGAGTACAATCTATTGTTATCATGCTTCGCCTCCTTTCTCTTCTCTTTCGACAAGTTCTTCAAGAGCCTTGTAAGCACATTCAATTTCTGCCAACTTCTTTCTGTATGTGCAAAGTCTCGCGCGACAGCGGCAGCTGAAGTGCGGTATGAGCTTCACTTCCTTCAGCGTAACTTCCACTCTCATGCCGATAGCGTAGCGCAGCTTTTTTGAGGTCTCGCGGTGCATCTTGTGCAGACCGTGCATAGTCTTGAAACGTGTCATGCTTCGCCTCCTTTCTCTTCCTGGTTTAACTTGTAGACGTTGTAGCCCGAGAGGACTACACAGCAGAGGGCGGCGAGGATGCTGCTCTCTGCGCTGATGGCGCCTGCGCCGAGAGACAGAAGCGCAGCGTGGACGCGCAGAACCTCGCGGCGTGTCACCTCGAACTCGCAGATTGTGGTGTAAAACTTGCTCTTTCCGTTGAGCCACGCCTTAACGGAGGCGGTGCTGATGCTAAACGGGCGCAGTTGAGCGGTGCGCTGGATTGATGCAGATGTTTGCATAATACACTATTGTTGTAGCCTTATTACCGGAGAACCGCTCCGGCGCGGGTTGACGTAGGGGTACGAAAAAAGCGGCTCGTCCTTCCTCGTCTGCTACAACAATAGTGCTTTCCGCCACAAAGGGCAATAAAAACACGTGGAAGGCGAACCGCCGTATTCTGTCTCTGGCATCTCCACATAATGCGGAGTGCTCCGCATGAACAAAGGGCTTGCTCCCCTCGTACCGATGCGGCATATTATGGGCAAAAAAATAAGCCCACAACGTTTAGAAAAAGTTGGTTGGGCTTGAACATATCGTCTCGCCCTTTGTTAATGCGGAGTGCTCCGCACTATTATTGTAGCGATGGCAAAGGTAGGCATTAAGATTGAAACGTGCAAGGAATTTGCGAGGAATTTTCAGAAAAACACAAAAAGAGTATTGTTACCAATACTTTTACGGCGTAAAATTTGCATGTTAGTATTATTTTTACTACCTTTGCATTGTCAAACAAAAGCTCTTTGATATGAAAAAGTACAAAGTATCTGAAGTCATCAAGCTGCTGGAGCGAGACGGATGGGTGAAAATAGCCGAGAAAGGCGACCACAAGCAATTCAAACATCCGGATAAACCAGGTAAGGTGACGGTAAGAGGACAGAAGAGCGAGGTGCTTAGCCAATTTCTTCTGAACAGCATTTGGAAGCAGGCGGGGTGGCGATAAGCCCCGCCCCTCTCCGAGGTTTGACTAAAAAAGACAACTAACACCTATATTGATATGGAAAAGATTATAGTAGAAGTAAGATGGTGCGACCATAATTTTGGAGCCACATTATCAGACAACGTGCCAGGAGCCATCGTCATAACTGCCAAAACCTATGACGAGCTACAGAAGGAAGTGCCCGAAACACTTCGGTTTCACCTTGAAGGGATTGAAGCCGACGGCGACGAGATACCGCAATGGCTCGCCGACGGCGATTACGAGCTGGTCTATCACCTCGACACAGCTGCGCTCATACGATCGTGCGAGCGCTACGCCTCGCTTGCAGCCATTTCGCGAGCTTCGGGAGTAAACGAACGACAACTGAGCCACTACGCCAACGGACTGAAGAAGGCTCGCGCACAGCAGCGCGAGCGCATAATAAACGGATTGCACAAAATAGGACGCGAACTGCTGTCCCTATCATAGAGCAAGTTTGACAACCACAGCAAGCCCGACCACCAGAAATGGAGGTCGGGCTTTATATTTGTGAAAAACTCTCCAATATTGTGAGAATTGGAGAGAAATGGAAATAAAAAGCCCTCGATGCGTCACGCACCGAGGGCTAAAATTTATTTCTTATCTACGTTGTCCAAATCCTTATTACTGGGTGTTGACTTCAAGTAAAAAATAGCACTTATCGTAGCAGAAAGAGTAGCAACAATACCTGCAAGCCAGTCATGTCCATTAATACCTAAGTAGACCGCTGCAGCGAGGAATAGAACCACGAGCAGCACAGCAAATACCTGACCAAAAATACTCTCGCGAATATCTGCTTTAATAATCCGTTCTTCTGAGTCGATACGATGCTGTTGCTGTTTCTCTGCCATAAGTAGAATACGTTCCGGAGCATTTGACAACACTTCCTTATACGCGTTGAAATCCGCAGGGCGAGGCAATGGACCGCTAAAAGTTTGGCGCATTTCAACCATTGCACTTACAATGACACTGCGCTTCTCAGGATCGATGGACGCAAGCACCTTCTCTACATCAGGTCTTACCACTTCTTTCTGTTTCTTATTATCTGCCATAAGCTTGCATTGACTTTTGTATATACTTGCCTACAGCAATCCAATCCTGACGCATATCGTCAACATTGTTGCCCTTCATATAATCGTGTAAACTTGCACGACGTCGCACACCGAACAGAGAATTCATGCCAGTAATAAAAGTCGGACGTTCTCTAAGTAGTAAGGAGAACGAACCTCGGATATTATAATTCAAGCGACTCATAGTAAAAATATTAATTGGTTTCATTTGCAAAGTAAGTGTTTTTTTTTGAGATAGCAACTAATAGATATTATAAAAAAGCATACTAAAAGTAAAATAATTTCACATATTATTACTTTGCGCACCGAACGCCACCCGATCGGATTGCGTCCGCTGTCCAATCAGATTGCGTCCGTCGCCTGCGTGGATGGCGAACGCCGCCCACCGACTTGCAGCGCAGAAACAAAAAGCCCCCGATGCGTCACGCACCGAGGGCTCAACGAGTTCTTTAAATCATGAAACGTTGCGAATTAGAAACTTGCAGCGGTCATGGTGCCGCATGGTCTGGCGGCAGTGTTGAATTTATTAAACAGTGACCATTTCAATATCCTTGGCAAGTCGGCGCAGACCCGACTTTATTTTCTCCACCTGCTGATGGCGCGGCTTCGACAAGCCGCTCGCATAGTGTGAGAGCTGCTTCTGGTTGATGCCCGTTATTGACTGAAGAGCGGCAAACGAGAATATGCCACGATAGTAGTCGAGCAACGTAGCTACATCAAAATCGTAGACGAGCCTATACTCACCGTCAAACACCTCCGGGTATACATCACCGTCTTTACGTCTGCCTTCGAGCCAGAAGTCAACACTCTCCTGGACATACTCCTTAAAGCCCTCAAGGTCGCCATCGTAGGCAACGACCCAACCCGGCAGTAAGTCGCAAGCACAACAGTAGCCGTCAGCAGTACGGGCAGCTTTAATCACAACATTGTTCATAATATATTGTTTTATATGTTAATCTTAAAATAGGTGGCAGCCACGACCGCCACCTTTCTTTGTCGAATATCAAAACAAGCGTCTGCTTCGAATGTGTGTGGGGGGAGGGGCGGAGCTTCAGCTCCACCCCAGTTTGTCAGAACCTAAGCCCCGACTGCCGTTCAATACTACTGAGGAGCCATCCGCAGATAGATATTGAAGGCTTGCCGTTGACAGTAACAACACCCTTTTTTGTAGGATGTTTAAACTCTCTGTGGTCCCCGTTGTAACGGTCTAAGTACCAACCGTCGTCAGTCAAGATTCTCAGAATCTTAGAAACTTTTACATTTTTCATAGATCGCTTGTTTAATAATTCAACACTGCAAAGGTAGTAATTTTACTACGAATAACCAAACAAAACAATAACTATTTTACTACGAAATGTAAAAAGCCACCGACGCATCTCGCGCCAGCGGCAAGGATAAACGTGAAAAAATAACTGAATCAATTAAAACTAAACAACATTAGTATCCCCTAATTAAAAACCTACGGCAAAGATACGCATGTAGATCTGAACTTAAAAAGACAACAAAAAGCCTCTAAATGGTGGCTTTTTACCTCTTTGGGACCCGCCGCAAAAATGCTGCAGGCGTTTTTGCGGCGGGCGGAAGGGCGGTGGGTGGGAAGAGAAGCAACCATTTCGTTGAGCTCAACAAAATGGTTGCGATGCGGTCTATAGCTTGCCCTCCTCCGAATAGCTGTAGTATGTGCTATCCGTCACTACGACGTGGTCTATCAGATAGAGCCGCATTGTAGAGCACGCCTGCTTTAGCGTCGCTGTGATGCGGTCGTCGTCGCGGCTCGGGCATGGGTTGCCGCTGGGGTGGTTGTGTATCAGGGTGAGCGTGGTGGCGTTGTTGACGAGAGCTTCGCGCAATATGATGCGCACGTCTACGGCTGTCTCGGTGAGTCCGCCGCTTGATAGTTTCACGGCTTTAATCAGTTTGAAATTATTGTTCATGAGCAGCACGTGCGCTTCCTCATGGTCTGCCGTGCCCACTATCGGGCGGAAGTATCGCCAAACGTCTTCGGCGGTTCTGAAGCTCGGGCGGTCGGCTGCTGCTTCGCGCTCGATGCGCTTAGCGAGTTCGAACGCTGCTTGTAGTGTCATTGCTTTCTTGGGGTCTACGCCCTGCACTACTTGTAGCTCTTCGGCGCGTCGGGTGGCGATGTCGCGAAGACTGCCGCCGCAAATGTTCACTATCTGGCGAGCCTGCTGCATGGCTGCGTGCGTGCTTTTGCCTTGCCCTATTATTAGGCTTATGAGTTCAACGCTGTTGAGCGAGTCGAAACCGCTATTATATACTTTGTAGTCGGGGCGTTCTTCGCGAACGAGTTCTGAAAAATTGTTCATATTGTTTAGCTTTAATGGTTATAAATTGCGAATAAGTTTGGTGCGTGCGAGGAACAAGCCGCCGATGACGTTAGCATCTACAGCTGCGAGTTCTTCGGCGAACTCCTCCGCCGTGGCTCCTGTAGTAATGAGGTCGTCGAAGAGTATCACGTTCTTGCCTGCGAAGAAGTCGGGGTCGGTGCTCACGTGGTAGCCATACGACTCGCTGACGATGTGCGCGGCGTTGTTGTGCTTCGCTTCGCGTATGCCGAAGATATTCACGTGTGCCGTGCCGTTCTGTATGCCGGTGCGCTTGCTTACCTCCTCAGCGAAACGCTTAAAGCGGCGGTTATACTTGGCACTTGTAGCCGCAGGAATACACACGAGCACATAGTCTTGATTGCTTGCGCCGTACCATTTATTAAGGCACTCGCTTACGATGTTTATGGCGAAGTCTACCGCATGGCGGTCGCCACGCTTGAACGAATAAATAAAACGTCTTACGCGCTCGGTATGTGCGTCGTTGGCGGTGTAACGCTTAGGCAAATAGCTGTAGAAAGTGGCTGTTTTCATTTTTGTCCTCCTTAAATTTATTCTCAGAGGCGAGAAGAGAGCTTTTTACACATCTCATCTGTAGCCCGTTTGAGAGTTTTTTTTATTCACGTCGGGTCGAATTTCGCTTTTTACGCCGCAAAAAGACGGTGGAAGCAAGGCGAGAGGACAAGCAAAAGGGATTGAAATTTTATGGAAAACCGAGTTTTGAAGGAAGCCGTAGGAGGGAAAACTTGGAAGGCTGCTGTAAAATTTCTGTCACTTTAGAGCATCGGTGCTTGGCAGACAGCCGTCCGCCGTAAATTAGCGAAGTAAAAACGACACATCTACCCGATGTACAATAATCATCTAAAAATGCTCTCGAACGGAACAGCGCAAGATGTAAGAAATAGCATTCTCTACCGGAGAATACCACTCGAAAACTTGTTTTCGCAAGCGTTTTTGCTTCTTTTCCGCAATAAAAAGAAGCCCAGAATAGAGAAATGAGCGCGTTTTCGCGTACCTTTTCCATAGCTGCAAAATCGTAATGCTTAAAAATCAACGGGTTAAGCATTACGATTTTGCAGGGTGCAAGACTTTCTGTCTATGCAGCACTACACCGCCCTGCGCCGAGTTGGCAATTGCCACCCTCGCCTTTAGCGGAATATGCAGAAGGTTGTGCCGAGTATGTGATTTTGGCTTGTCGATTTTGCGCCCATCGTGAAAGACACCGCCACATCGAGGACGCTCATCAGCGGTAAGGCATAAGGGTGCGAGGTTGGCAATTGCCAACAACAAAAAGCCCCGAAGCCGTGAGGCTCCGAGGCTGGTGTGCGCCGTAAGCTCAACGGCGACTTAGTGTTCAATTAAACGGCACATCAGTAGCCGGAGCTTTAATGTTGTCCGCAGCACGACGTATGCGGTCGCTGAGGTCGTTAAGAGCGCAGTATAGCTGCTCTGCCTCTTCTGGGGTAAAACCTCCAACGCCACCATTACCGTCGATGCCGTACATCTTCTGCTGGAACCATGACACCGACTTGTCGAAGTACGTACGCGATATCTCACGCCATGACACTGCAAGGTAAATGTCACGCATACGCTTCTTCATATCGGTGATCTTCTCTTGTTTCTGTTTTACTACTACTTCCATAATCGTTAAGTTTATATCTTTTTGTTAAAGGCTCTCCCCGAAGGGAGAACCGTTTGTTCTTAGTCTTTCGGCATATCAGTCATTCGCTGAAACAAATCCTCCGCATAGTCGAGCAGTTCGGGATAACCATTTGGATAGCTGTTGCAGTAATTGCGAATTGCCTTGATGAGTTCCTCCTCGTCGGGAGTGACATTCATCTTAATTGTTTCTTGTTTTTTCATAAATGATGTTTATTAATTGAACAATACAAAGGTACTAATTTTTTAGATAGTATGCAAATTATTTACTAACTATTTTGTTAGTGAGGTATAAATAAAAAGCCGCCGACGCATCACGCGCCAGCGGTGTAAAGTATAAACAAAAAATAAATGAGAAATGAGATTTTAGCCGTATGTGTTGGTTGTGCCGCCGGTGCCCTGGAACACCGGCTTGGTCTCCGCGCCTATGCAGAGCACGTCGAAGGCATCGGAGCCGTCGGTACGAGCCTCCAGCTTATCCTCCTCGGTCTCTGCGAGCTTCTCTCCACGCTTATCCTTCTTGCCGTTGTACACGCCGGCTGAGGTTATGGAGATGAGCAGGTCTGGGTTGTTGTCGCGGTTGACGAGCACCTGCAGACGGGCACGTCCGCGAAACATATTATTGATGAGAGCGTTCTTCTGTACGTGGTTCATCGGGTTGCCGAGGTAAGCCTCGCGCACCGCCCAGCCCATCGAGCGCAGCGTGCGCACCACCTCTTTATGAGGGTCATTGTAGTGCAAGCCCCAGTTGGTGCCCACCATGGTGGAGTCGTAGTAGAAGATGATCTGACGACGGCGATGGTAGTGGTAGTACGTATTGAAGTCGTCGAGCAGCTCAGGGATCTTGCGCTCGTATTTGACGAAGAACGATTTAAGCACACGTAGCTTCGAGCCTTGCACCTGACCTACGACGAGCCAGTTGATGAGGTTGTTAGTGTCGAAGGCTATCAGCAACGGCAGTTTGTCGTTGCGGTCGGCATCCATGCGGCAGTCGTTAGGCAGCGCCCCACCCTCGGCGTTGGCGAGGTTGTGCAGGTTGAGCACGCTCTCGTTGGGTGCCGTGTATAGGTTGGCGGTCTCGCTCATGCCACCATAGAAGCCGTCAGCCGATATGCTCACACGTTGGCACATGATAGACGTGGCGAAGGTGAGCGGTGGAAGGTCGCGCTTGGCACGGCGTATAAACTCCTCGCCCAGGAGTGCGAGGTTCTCGATGGATGAATATTCGCGGTAGAGCAAACACTGCGAGCGAAAGAAGTTGAGCTGCTTGTTGCACTCGTCTATGCGTCGCTGGATCTGCTCGTGCTTGTCGGGAGTCTTCAGCAGCTTCTGCTTCAGTCTCCATATCTTGTAGACCAGCCCCTCGATGACCTCCACCAGTTCTGGGTCTTGCTTATCCTTGTAGTTGAGGAACCAGGAGCCCTTCTTGGTGATAGGCATGTCGGAAGTGATGGTCATGCCATGATGCAGAGGGAAATGGCGGAAGTACATCTCGTTGCCTCGGTTGGCTTGAAAGGTCTCGTCCTTGAGCTGCTCGAAGTCGATGAACTTCGCCTCGTCGATGATGAGATAGTCGAGCGACATCGAATTGGACGTGCCCGAGCGGTCCTGCGAGATGACATTGCAGACGGAGCCGTTGTAGAAACTGATGGTGTTCTCCCAGTTCGCCGGCGTGAAGATAGGCGACTTCCAGTGGAGCTTCTTCCACGGTCGCCGACCCACGACATAGTGTAGGTCGCGCTTGAAGCCCCATCGCTCAAGATGGATGAGCATGGAGGGCAGGATATTGGTCAGGCAACGTTTGACGGATGGAGCCACGAAGCCACCCATGGAGCCGGGCATACCCTGAAAGCACGACTGTAGACGGCGCGCCTGAATAGCACCCTTGCCCACACCACGTCCGGCAACGATTACCTCGTCGCGTGTGTTCATGGCGAGTGCGTAATACTGCGCGTCGTTGAAATACTGAAGGTTTGGTTGTTCTATGCTGTCACTCATCTTCGTCGGGTTTTATCTCTTCTTTTATCTCCTCGAAATCAGCATCTTGTATCATAGTGTTGGAGTAGCGCTTGTAGAGAGCACGTATCTTGCCACGCAGGTCAGGGATGCGCTCGATGCCGAGAACCGTAGGGTCGTCTGTCGGCTCGAAGTTCTGAGGCACTATCTTGTCGAATTCGAGGTCGGGTTCGTCGTCCTTGTCGGTGCGGTTGTTAGCCACGAGCACCTTAGAGAGCGCAGCCACCGACCGGAAGTCGCCGGCGCGACGTGCTGCAGCGATGTCCTGCTCGAGAGACTTGTTAATCTTCCAGCGCATGAACTCCTTCGTAGTCTGCTGAAGATTGCCGAGTAGCACCTTGACCAGATGCAGATCCTCGTAAGCAAGAGAGCGCGACACCTTGAACATAGCCATATCGTACTGCACCAGGTCGTTGTCAACCTTTGACGGGAACTGCAACCAATAGGCATACATGCCGCGTATGCGATGAAGACGCAGCAATACACCCTCGGCGACACGGAGCTGACGCAGTTCAGCATCGTCGAGGGTGACATAGCGCGAATATTCATCGAGGTTAACTGGAAGCATATATATAATGTATAGTATTGGTTGTTGAGAATGCTAAGTGATAGCAGACAGAGCGACAGCAAGCAGACGCTGACACTCCTGGATAGAATAAGGAGAGCCGGCAAGCGCCGTATCGTGAAGAGTGCGGCGAAGCTCAAGCGCCGTGGCTGATGCGCCACGCACGTACGCCGCGCGTGCAGGACAGCCAACAGTGGCTATGTCGTCGCACAGCACACGCTCGTCAATACCCAAAAGGGCGGATATCTCCGTCGGGGTCATCATCTCCCGCGCATAGTTTTCTATCTTTGTCAGTAAGTCGTTGGAATAATCCATTTAGCTCAAGTGATTTGTCGACGATGTCTCTCAGACCGGCAAGCAACGAGTAGTAAGCCTTGAGGTCTGTAGTGATCATTGTACACTCGGCGCGGTCGCCGTAGGTCTGGTTCTGAGAACTAATAACAGCAACCTGATAGTACTCGTTCTTGACAAGCATTATCTTTGAGTGGTTCTGCGCCAGATGCACATGATCGAAACAGCTCTGCATAAGCCGATAGAGCTGCACCGTCTTGCGTGCAGCCTTAAGGTCGGCTACGAGCGTGGCGTTGGCTATCAGCTTGCGCCGGCGCAGACGTAGGAAACCGCAGAGGAAAGCGTCGGAGGTTGAGAAAGTAGATACGTAAACGTCGGCACGCCCGGTCTGCTTCAGAATCCATCTGAGCAAGCCGAGCGTGTGTAGCCCAGTACCGAGATGGTACTGAGTGGGAACGTCACTCAGCGGACGGAAGGGATAAGCCTGCTTCATTGAGCTTTGTCTTCAGATCATCGCCGATGGGTGCGTTGTTGTCGTTGAGCACGATAACACGGGCTCGAACCTTGGCGAGCAGTTTGTTGTACTCGTCGAGCTCCTTAGTCGCATCGTCGGACTCGCGCGACAGACGGCGGAGTTCTGCGAGGCGGTCTACGTTCTTGGTAATATACGAGCGCGCATTGGCGATGTTCTTAGCGATATCGGCAGGCGTAGGCTCTTCGCCTTCAGCCTGAGCATCGTCAGAAGGAGCGACGTAGCCGTCATAACGTCCGAGTTCGCTCTTGTAGGTGTACCACAAGTCCTTCAGCTGCTTGAGATACTCGTAGCGGTCGCATGGCTGCTCGAAGGTTAGCAGAGTGTTGTAGAGCTTCTTTATCTTCAGCCAACGCTCCTTATTCTCCGCCCAGATGTTGCGCACATCCTCAGGAAGGTCGTCGTGATCGGGGCGGATGCCGGAAGCTGCCGGAAGGTAGCCATCCTCAGAAACCTCAGTGTCGTTGTCCTCCTCAGCCTTGTGCTCGGCTTCGAACTTAGCCTGCTCCTCGATGGCAGCTGCTATCTGTGGAGTAAGTTCGGCATCGAGTAACTTGACATCTTGAGTAGTCATGTTCTCGAGTCGCATAGGCAAGAATTTCTGAAGCTCGTAGCGCACCTTCGACTCAAAACGCTCAGGACGGCGCATGATGGTCTGATACATCGACATGTTGCGCGTGAGCTTCAGAACCATCTCCGCACCATGGGCAACAGACTCGCGGTCGTGCTTCTCGGCGTTGAGCCATGCCTGCATATCTTCGGTAAGTTTTTTATCTATCATATTATAATGCAAATTTAAAAAGGGCGGTACACACGATCGCTATCGTGAGGACCGCCCCAGAAATAACCAATCAATAATTTAAACTACTTATTGTGCGAAAAAGAAAATGCTATGCTGCTACGATAGGCAGGCCGGTAGCGCCGGAGATGTCACCGTCCTCGGTCTCGATCTTGCCAGGGTAGAACGGAGCTGGATACTCGTCAGATGCAACAGCCTGCACTGTTGTAGAGTTGGTATCGGTAGCAGCCTTGCCGAGGTCCTGTGAGAGCGTGAGCTCAGGAGAGAACGCCTCGCTGCCCACCATGCGTGCCTTGCCGTTGCGCTGAATGAAGAGGTAGACCATCTCGTCGTTGTTGGCGAGAGAGATGTAGCCGGTGGCAGCTTCCTCGGTGCCAGGAATGACAGCGGTGCCAGTGACCTTGAATGTCTTAGAGCCGTAAGTGCCCTGAGACTCGACCTGCAGCTGCGATTCGTTAGGTATAAGACCAATCTTGTGCCACTTCTTATCAGAAGCCAGTTTGAAGTCGCCGGTATACTTAGCGACAGCGTCCATCGTTTTTGGTGTCTCCGAGCCGATGGTTGGCCATCCTAAGATGTCGCGTTTAGCAATACCGAAGACCCAGCCACGTACACCAGGGAGCGACTTTGCTCCCGGTGTGAAACAGATATCGCCGTAAATAGATGCGGCGCCAGTACATTTTGCCATAAATGATAAGTTTTAATGTTAAACAAATATGTTAGCGACCTCGTTCAGGCCTTCTTGCGCCAGTAGCGCAGAACCTCGGGCGATACGCTCTGGAACTGCGTGCCGAAGAAGTAGTTGGCGATGAAATCTACATCATAGTGATTCTTCAGCGACTTCTCAACGAGGAACTTCTCGTCTTCGGTCTGCTGGTTGAACACGAGGAAGATGTTAGACTTCGGAGTGAGCAGCATGAAGTCGGCAGGAACGTTAGCCAGTGGTACGAGTTCTACGTTGCTTGCGCCCTCAAGAGTACGCTTGTCGTAGTTCTGGTTGTACGGCAGCGAGCCATGGTTGACCTGATAGCACTCGGTGTAGCAGTGGTAAGCCTGATCGCTGAGGAAGAGCTTGAGTGGCTGCGAGCGCAGCTTGGCAGCGGCAGCATCTGTACCACTCCAGTAGAAGTCCTTGATGAGGTCTTCGGCGTTGTCCTTGGTGATAGAATCAGTACCCTCTACGAGGTTGCCGAGAGTTGTCGAGATGAGCACCTTCTGCAGCTCGTTGGTTCCGGCAGCATCCTTGTCGAGGACGGTCTTGAAACCGTCGAACCACTTCGCAGTCTTGGAGAAGTCTGCGGGATCGTGCTTAGCGGTGAAGGCGTTCATGAACATATTCTCGCCAAGTTTCTTGGCAAGGTATGCGCAGATCTGAACGACGATAGGCACGTTCTTCAGGCCGTCGCCCTTAGTAACGTTAGAGCCCCAAATGCTCTGGTAGATGGCGTTGGGGTCGATACCTGCCACCACGTTGCCGAAGAAAGTCTGGAAGACACGCGGTGTAATATCAACAGCTGCGTCCTCATACTTTGTTTTCTGGTAGTTAGAGAGTTCGAGATTGCCAGACATCTCGCCAACAGTCTCGCGGTAGCGGATGCCGGTGCGTACAGAGCAATGTTCTGCAAGTGCGCCGAGAGCGAGAAGTGGCATCATGAGGAAGTCTGAACGGTAGGTCTGAAAAGTCGTTGAGAGCTCTTCAGCACCGAATGTAATATTGCCTACTTTAACAGAAGCCATAGTTATACATCTTTAATAAGGTTAAACACGTCCTGCGCAGTGAAGCTCTCCTCGCTGTTGGCAGGATTATCAACAGTAGTGGTGCCAGCAGAGGCCTTGAGAGCTGCGATCTGAGCATCCTTCTTCTTGGACTCGTCCTGAGCCTTTGTGAGTTGGTCCTTGAGTTCCTTGACAGCCTTGCCGGCTTCAGACACCGCCTTTGCGTTAGTCTTGTCTTTCTTTTCAAGTTCCTGAAGACGATCGTCGATGCTCTTCATCTGCTCCTGGGTGAGGGTGATGTTGCCATCCTCGTTGGTCGCGAAACCGTCAGTGGCATTGAGCAATGCCATGACGCAAGCAAAGATTTTAATCATTTTGTTTGAAGTTTTTGATGCGTGTTGGTTACGGAAGAGGTTCTTGAGCCCTTCGCACGTCTTCTCGATGAAGCTCGGAGTTGGATTGCCGCTACCGTCAACCACTGACGCGACACGAGCAGCTGCGTCTTCCGAGGCAAGTGATTGAGGTAGTGGCGGTATGCCTGCATCCTTAAATTGAGATATGTTGTAAGAGTTTGTAAATTGTCCGGTAAACTCGTTGGCAGCCTTCTCTGCCTCCTTGTCTTCGCGTATGGAATCGACAAGTCCGAAGTCGAGAGCCTGCTGCGCGGTGAGCCAGTTGCCCTTCTTCATCTGGGCGAGACACTCATCGACAGACTTGCCGGTCTTGTCGGCGTACATAGAGGCAAGCACGTCGTCGAAGTTCTTGAGCGAGTCGCGCTGCGCCTGAAGCTTGCGCACGAAAGCATCAATCTGCTCCTTGTTGCTCTGCTCGTACTTGTAGATGAGAGTGGACACGTTGTGGATAAGGAAGAAGCTGCCCTTGACGATGTCGATAGTCTTGCAGCCAAGCATGGCGATAGTGCTGATAGATGCGTTCATGCCGAAGGCGTGAGCGTGTACGTTGCCGTGATCACGGAAAGCCTGATTAATCTCCAAGCCATCTTTAACGAAGCCGCCGAGTGAGCAGAAGCCGACATGCACTTCTTTACCACTATTCTTATTGAGCACATAACGGACATAGTCGGCAGAACAACCGTTCCACCAACTGCCAATAGTGCCTGAAATGACGAGATTATATTCCATGTGATAAATATTTACGACAAAGGTAGCTTGAGAAGTATGTGGTACAAAATACTGCTATACCTTAATATATGGGGGTATCTCGTGAGATTTGTGTGTAACAACGACCTCGTTGAGCTGGTTTTCTTTGACAGCATCGGGGCAGTTCTCGGTGATTTCTACAGACGGGTAAGGCCGCTCAGAGGAGCCAACAAGAAACTGACGATCGTCGATGAGTGTCACCTTGAACACCAGATGACGGCGCTTTATATTCAAATCGTCAGGCGTCAGGAACTTCAAAGTGGTGGTGACAACCTTATTCTTATCCTCAGTCTTGGTTGACGAGACCATCGACGGGTGGTCTTTGACACAAACTGAGCGCCACAAGATGTTGGATGGGATGCGGATGGTGCGGTTGGCGATGAGGACCGAACCTTCGAGTTGGGTGCTGTAAGCATAAGCTACAGACTTAACGAGCTTTATCGACTTCATATAGAGCTATATTTATATGTTGAACATAAGTGACGAACGGGCGCGAACAAAAATGGGCATCTTATCCGTGTGATTTATAGAATATTTAACAGTTTTTATTGTCGCGCACTCGAGATCTGCGTCTGAGGTCGACACCATGCTTGAGGTAGGAGTTGCGCATACGTTGGAAACGCATCTTTAGCGTGTAGTCGTACTCGACATCTATGCCGTTAGCCTCGCACCACGCTCTAACAGCAGAGAGTAGTGTGCACTGGCACAGCTCTATGTCGGCGAGATCGCGCCAAAGCTGGAGCCTGAATGTGTCCTCGATGCACTCGGCAACAGCCTTGCGGGCATTGCCAGAAAGGTAGTTGTAGGTGACGACCGGCTTCTGCTTTGAGTCGGGGATGCAGATAGCAACATCATCATCGCCACGTGTCAGCGGTAACGAACCAGGCTGGCGCGTGAGAAAATGACGGATGCAAGCATTCTCTGCACTTTGAGCCGGGAATACTACAGGGTCGCCGAAGTGATGGCGCAGCCATTGAGCTATGAACGGCTTGAAGGAGATGTAGACGAGATATTTTGACACAGATACTTGGTTTAAGATGAAATTTTGTTTACCTTACAAAAGTAGGAAAAATTTACCAATAAACCTACTTTGTAGAGATAAAAGTCTTAATAATTCTGTCTTCTGTGCGCTCCTTCTTCTACCTTACGTGCGGCTAAGTATAAAGTTGCAAGAAAATTTTGTGAAGTTGTGATTTGTATGATAATGATGGCTAAGTGAATGGCTATCAGTGTTTTGACTTTAAACAAAGTTTGTGTTGCGTTTTGTGATTGCACATTGAAGAATGTGACACCAATATAAGGCTCGAATGGAGTTGCAAACTTATTTTTTTTGTGATGAAGTTGTGAAGGCTTTTGTGATAGTTTGTGAACAAGCCGTAACCCCTTAATTTACTTATTTTTTTGATTTTTTGGAACATCACATTACAAAATCACAAAGTTTTTGTACAGAATAAGAAAGGGGTGTCGGGGAGCAAAAGGCCACCATGAGAGTCGAGCCTACAAAAACCTGTGGAAGAATGGAACAGTCTGTTAATGATGCAAGCGAGTTTGCGATAAAAATAAAGGCGGGCTGCATAGGTCTTTAAAACCTGCGGCCCGCCTACCCATTGAAGATTAAAGCGAAATGATAAAGTAATATTAGAAAGGTTTCTCGTCTTCTGTTGAGAAACAAAGGTCTTGTTCGGTTGCGTCCGTTTTGGTGTCTAATGGGATAGAGCGTATATAAATCATGTCCTTAGTTTTGCGCTTGTCTGGTGCCACCATCACTGATCGCTGTATTCGACCGCCCGTATTGCAGAGGTCAGGCGGATTCATACAGTCAATCCAAGGACATAGTATGCAAAACGACTTGAGCTTCTTGGTGAATGCCTGCATTGTTATTCGGTTTACGTTAGCAAAGCGCTGATACTCGTTGAAGACATCGTCACGTGGCAGGAATTCGTCAAGATGTTCGCCGTCGGGCGAGAAGTAGCCCTCAGCCCAGTCCTCGAAATTGGCGCCCATGGAAGCCTTAAGATGACGCTTCACCATGTTGGCCATAGGTGGCTGCAGCTTTAAGCCAGAGTCTTTAAGTGAGAGGTAAAACCTACAACACTGAAGCCAAAAGTTAATGTCGGCGTTCCACTCGTCCTCACTATACTCGTAGTCATACAGAGTCTTGCCGAAGTCAGCACGAATATCTCGTGTCTCTCGATAATCATTATCCTCTGTTTTCTGATGGTACCAGTCGGAGAATACCATATACAGAGAGCGAGCTTCAGTAGACGGATCGAAGTTCTGCGGTACATAGTTCGTGGTAAAAGCAAGCTTAGGCGCATCCTCGAACTTTACAGTGAATATTTTGTTATTCTTCGGATTGACCGTCATATCACTCGTAATGTTATCGTAGAACGGACCAAGATTGAGATATTTGTCGCAATCGTCAATCAGCAGGATACCTGTAAACTGGCTGACCATCTCAAAAACGTGAGGATTGTCCATAAGCTTCGGATTGCGTCCGGACAACTTAACCGTATTAACCAAGAACGAGAGCGTTTTGAAGAAGAAAGATTTGCCGGAGCGTCCGTTACATTCATCTTCTTCGCCTATCTTGTTGTCCATGGCCATCGGTGCCCAACAGCGCGCATAATCTTTGTATCGATGTAGCATGTAGCCGAATGTAAATATCTTATTGATGAGATTCTGTTTTTGTTCTGCTATCTCGTAAGGTTGCAGCCCCTCACCATCAATGCAGAACGGATGAGCCTTGATGTATGCCGCTGAAGCCTCGCGGTCATCGCCGAAGGGAACCTCCGTTTCCTCGCGCCAGTATAGTCGTGAGGTATTGATAAGATAGCCAAAGAAGTTGCTCTTCACGTTAAGGATATCTATATCCAACAACGCTTGACCATTGTCACCCTCTTTACGCGTAATGCGGAACATATCGGGCAAAGCCTTGTATCTATGAGGAATGACGCTCTCTTCCCAAACGAAGTTGTGTAAGCTATCTGCACCTGGATCATACTCCTTCAACCCATTCGGACAAGATACAGTAGGCACGCACACCTCGATAGTCTTGTTAGCAAAGAAGAAGAACTGCGAGTCTGGAGTGTAATTGGTGAAGTCCAGGTCAATCTCTTGCAACGACTCAAGAGCTGCAGGAGATAGCTTAGTAGTATTGAGCACCAGGTTGAGGATGTTACGGTCCTCGAATCTATCAACAACCCATCGCCGGATGAACTCACGTATCTCTTTGACATTGACGCGCATCACAGTGTTACCCTCTACGCGTATAAACTGCGTCACCGCAGAGTTGTCATCATGGAGAGCATAGAAGCCGTTAAGTTGTAGAAAATTATAAAGGCAGGCTGTATCCACCTCCGTTTTCATCTTGCCTTCTTTGGTGTAGTATTGCACCCAGAACTTTGCCGGCATGGCCACTCTTAGCAGATTACGGAAATCCTTACGCTCACTGTGTATCTCGAGCCAGTCGCGCAGATCCTTGCGAGGTTTGCCTCGGTTGTCCTTGTATGTTTGTAGTTTCTCTGGGAGCCATACGGTATGTATGTCGATAAAGCGCAGTGCAAGCTCCCTGCCTTTGCGACGACCCGTCTCGTCGATATCGGGTATATTGTAGAGTATCTCGACGTACTTCATTATCTCCTTATACTCGTCGACCGAGAGCTGATAGGTCTCGGAATTGAACCACAGAGGAAAGTAGCCCATGGACTTGCAGCAAAGCGAGTCGCGTTCACCAGAGCAGATAACCGCTTCGGGCAACTTCTGCTCTTTGTACGGTTTGCCGTCCTCGTGTGCTGCGTTCCACTCTTTCTCTTCCTTGGCATTGAAGTCACGGCATGCCTTCTTGAGCTCCGCAAGCCCGTTAATATAGAAGCGCGGCTTTGCACCTGCAGGCGTATACGAGAAACGGAAGCCTTTATCGCAGTTATAAGGCTCATAAACCTTATAGAATTTTTCTTCCGGCTGGTCGCCCACAGCCTCTTTGATAACACACTCGCGCATGAAGATAGGATAGTGCTCGGTAGAATACTTGACAGTAACCTTGCGGTCCTTAACGTTGGTAATCCATTTGACGGAGTGCCAGTGCAATGCATCAATGTCAGCTTGGGTAACCTTCGGGCCAAGAACCTTAAGTTCTGCGTCTGTAAATTTCTCGTTGAGTTCGAAGGAGCGTGTACCGTCTTTTTCGTCGGCACGAGCCTCCCGCTGGCGAATCTCCGGACGGTTCACGGAACGGTCAAGTTCATCGCGTATGTCGAACTGTGCCGCCAGCTTCAGTATCGCCTCATTGAAGCGTGAGCGGTCGTAGCCATTCTCGCGCATAAAGATGTCTATGGCATTTTCGCCACGACCTTCGCCGCCAAAGTCCGTGACCTGCCAAATCGCGCCATACCTTTTCGAGTTGAATTGTCGTAAAGAGGCCGACGGTGTACGCTCGTTGCGTATAGAGAAGTGTTTGTTCTTCTGGTGTACGCAGTCACGCGCCTGCGGATATATGGACAATATAATGTCCAAACCTCCGTTTGTTGCGTTTAATATTTGTTCTACTGTAATCATTTCGCTTGGGTTTATTCTCTGTGCAAAGATAGTGGCAACGCTTGATTGCCACAAAACACGATATCACACATTATTTTCGTTTTCGAAAGACATTGTCTCCAAAACACAGCGGAGCAATAAACTTGCTGAAAAAGGGAGCATCCCTAAGCTCAAGTGCGCCATCATTATCAAAAGTTACAGTGGGCCTTATCCGCGCATCAGAGTCCGGGCGAAAAGCCCAACCGTCTATCCACCAGACGTAGTCCTTAAAGTCAAGAGGTTTGTCCTCAAAAGCCTCGCACTTACCATTTACACCAAGAAGACAGCCATCTTTATATTGGATAATGTGAAAGTCCTCAGACAGCACGCCCATCTCCTTCAGATTATCGATATGCTTTATGTATTGTTCTATTGTTATCATATTCGCATTTCTCTATATTAATGTATTCAACATATTTGTTTTTAATTAGGCCTAAAATCCGCAACTATCATTCAATACACGATTAAGGGTAGATTTATGAATCGT